TACGTGAAAAGAAAACTGGAAATGTAGATAATACTGGATTTGTTGTTAAGCTTTAGATATCATAACCAAAACAAGAAAGGAGTAAATCAAATGGAATTACTAGGGACAATTTCAATAGTATTAAGCTCATTATTTTTCGTGGCGTTTGTAATAGTATATCTTCAAGAAGAAAGGGAGTAGTAGAAATGTATGTCTTTAATATACCAACTGAATACAAAGATTATCACGAGTTGAACGAGCAAGAGCTTGACGATTACACCAGAGAGTTAATCAATAGAAGACTAGAAACTTTGACAGCGTATTTAAAATGTAAGGAGTATATCAAATGAGTTTAGATAGATTTAATTTGATGGCTAAACTAAAACCATATGATAGGTGGCAACTAGAGTGCATGTACGATGGACCGATACCTATTGAAGTAATACAAAACAAAATTAATAAGGAGAAAGAAAATGAGAATGACAGTTAAGAGAGCATCTAAGTTTTTAAATACAAATGAGGACCACGTTCGACTACTATCCAGCGAGGGTAAGATAGGCAAGATAGTCGATGGCAAGATAGATTTTCAGTCTATCATAGATCATCAGTGGACTAGTGTGCTGGCTCAGTTTGACAGAATTATAATGCACGATAACATACGAGATCAGCATGGCTTCTAGATTACATGATACGATTGTCGAGCTAGTCTGGAAAGCTGCCCATAACAATCCGAAGTATGGGATGCGTGAGCTAAAGATAATACACTCGATGCATCCCACAATAAATATGGATTTGCTCAAACGAGTTTATCATCATGCCAAAAGAGCGCCCAAGCAAGTAGACTGGGATGTTCTCAAGGCAAGAGTAACACAATAGGAGAAAGTATATGTTTACCTTATTAATTATTTATGTTAGTATTGCAATACCGATGACGATAGTATCATTGTTTATGTGAGGTAAAATGTTTACTGAAAAAATAAGTCAAGAGAAAGTAGATGAGGTAAGGACTGCACTAGAAATAGTGATAGGGACTAAGACTGATCTGTCTAATTTAGAACTAAAAGCAATTATTTATTATGGTAACAAAATAGTAGAGAGAGGTAAAACAAATGGCTAATACTACTACAGTAATTCAAAGAACTAATCGCTTCAATGGTGAGAAGGAAGTGGTTGAGATCGAAAATAAAGCTGCATCAGCAGGAGGTGATGTAGGTGGCAGGGTGTATAAGCAACATCCAAGCAGGTTAATAAGATATAAATATAAAGTACTTGGCATTCGTAACTTAAAAGATGGAAGGTTCGTAGCGTGACAGAACAAGAATTAATTACTTGGGGTGAGAATGAAAAGATAGCTTACCTTGAGAAGGAAGTAGCATCCTTGATGCAGGACAATCGAATACTCAATGACATAATCGAGCGTCAGGATGATACAATTTGTGAGCTAACAAAAAGGATTAGGTCACTGGCAGTAGCACAAAGCTTTGAACTAGTAAGAAAGGTAGCAATGTAATGGGAATTGAAAGCATCTATACAGGTCATACCTACTTTCCTGTATATAATAGTGTAGGTCAAATCGTGTGGTGGGAACCAAAGAATGTGGAGTATCACAAGCATCAACCTACTACTCAGGAATATAAGTTGAGTGAGAAAGCAGATCTGTTGCACCCTACTCATACTCCTGATCCATCAAAGATCATAGATGTTAAAGTCTGATGGTTAAGAAAATCAAAAAAGAATTTGATATAGTAAGTCAGAGAGTAGCTAACTTTGTCAGCACAAGAGAAGATATTTTATCTCAAAATCAATTCGTAAAACTTAATGAGATAGAAGTTAGGATTTTAGATGCTGTCAAAGAACTAGATTCTTTGTGGGTTTCATTAGAAAAATATCGAATGAACTATGATCAAATTAAAAAAGAGGTAGTCAAATGTAAGCAGAGAATGCTTGCCATTGATTCGGAAGTTAAAGAGTTAAAAGATTGGTCAACAAATATAATTCAAAATCATTTAACTAAAACAATGGAGGGTGAATAATGGATTTAAATACTGTACTATACGGACTAGCTGCATTACTATGCGTGATGTTAATTGTATATATTTATATAGATACTAAAGGAGATCGTAAATGAATTGGGATGCATCAAAACAAGAACTATTCTACTGGCATAATCAATGTCCGAAAGGCTGGACACCTCATTGGTATGAGAGTGATGCAGGTCACGTTACAATACACATAATCAGAGATGCTAAACCTGCTGAAAAAACTGATGAAGAAAAATTAAATATAGCAAGGGGCAGGAGTTATCTAAATGACAACTGATAATAGAGTATGGACAAAAGTGTATTTAGATCACGACATGGCTGATAAGATTAGCCTACTGGGAGGAGGAGATGGTGACTCCCATACACATCTAAGCGAAGGTATTCAAACTGCACTTAATATGGCAGTAGCTTCATCACGACTGCAATCGCCTTTGGATCAACAAGATGACAAAGAAAAGTATAAATCATTCTTGAGAGACTATCAGGTGTGGACGAGAGACACTGCAATCTATAAACAGCAGGTAACTTATCCCTCATTACTACTAGCATCAGAAGTAGGCGAAGCATTAAACATAATCCAAAAGGTTATGCGAGATGATAACAGCGTAGTCTCTGATGAGAAGAGAGAAGCTTTAAGTTATGAACTTGGAGATATTCTCTGGGCTTTAGCGAGGTTGGTAGATGATCTTGGGTTAGATTTTTCCAAGATTGCAGAGAACAATATAGCCAAGCTAGAAGACCGAAAGAAAAGGAACGTCATCAGTGGATCAGGCGATAAGAGATAAAAAGTATGTCTCAGATATAGTTGACGAGTGGTTGGAGAATTTTGATGAGTATAAAGAAGAGCAAGACATCTTATCAGACCTTCAACCATATCGCCAAAGATTTGAGAACACCAAAGTATCGGACCAGGATAATTAAAAATAAAAAGAAAGAGGTTAAACATGATCCAAGATTTGATAGACGATCTTGGTTTGACTGACGGTGAGACTAGGCGTATTAATTGTCCTCACTGTTCTGGCTTAAAAACTTTTACCATATCTCTACTTGAAGGTGTAGCTGTATGGAATTGTTATAAAGCTAGTTGCCCAAGCAAAGGTGCAGCCAAACAAAATTTATCCAGAGATGCTATCGTGAATCGGATAGTGCCACTGGTAAAAATAAATAGATCAAATGTATATAAAATACCAGATAGTTTTTCCTCTTTCTTTCCTGATAAGATGGTGAACTACATGGATAAAAACAATGTGACTAAATCATGGCGAGATAATCACGTTGAATTATTCCATGATGTACTACAGGATCGTGCAGTCTTTGCCATTAAGAAAGAAGGTATCATAATAGATGCTGTTGGCAGGGCGTTAAAGTATGGTACGAAGTGGCATAGGTATGGTAACACTACCGAACCCTTCTTAGCTGGTACAGGAGATGATCTGTACTTGGTTGAGGATGCTGCATCAGCATGTGCTGTGTCATCTTATGGTACTGGTATGGCACTACTTGGAACTAACCTAACTGATAGAGCGTTAGAGATTGCCAAGCAGTATCCTAGATGTATCGTATGCCTAGACAAAGATGCTAGTAAGAAAGCTTTATCATTGACTATGAGACTAAAACAGTTTACTAAAACCACAATGAGACTGTTAGAATTTGACCCTAAAGAATATCCAGAGGGAGTACTTGCATGAATAACATTGTTCCGATTGGAGCTAAACCAATGTCTGAAGATAATGTATCTAACATATTGTTAGGATTGTTTTTAAACTATGAGTTTTGGAAAGACCATCACTACATGGTAAGTGATAATTACTTTGAGAAAGAAAGTAAGAAGATCTTTCAAGTTATAAATATGTCGCATGAAAAATACGAAAGAGATTTAGATAGGCAGGAGGTAGAGGCACTACTGTTTGCTAACAATCCTCTGCTTACTGGATCTCAGAGAGCATCCATACTTGATATCACAAGACGTATGGAATCTAAGGTGCAGCCTGACGTAGCTAAAGATGTACTACGTTCTGCATTTAGAGAACATATAGGTCAGACTGTAGCGAACATAGGTATTGCTATGATGGATGGTACTGAGAAAGATCTATCCAAAGTACAGGAGTTAGTAGAGAGATATCAAGATGGCTTTCAACCTGATGAAGTTCTTGTTGAGTTGTCGAATGAGTATGATGATATCTTCTCTGATGATGAAGACCTGCCTTGGAAGTGGAATCTTACTCAACTAAATGTACTCTGTTCTGGCATAGGACCAGGTACACTTACTACTGTATTTGCATTAGTTGAAACTGGTAAGTCTGCATTTGTAGTCAGCACTGCATTTGGACCTGATAGTTTTGCAGATCAGGGTGCAAAGGTAATGATGATATGCAACGAAGAACCAGCTAAACGAACTCAGCAACGTGCAGTTATGTCTTACTCTGGATTAGATGCTAATAAAGCTAGGCAGAATAAAGAGTATGGTAAGAAAATGTGGAATAAAATTAAAGAATATACAATAATAAAAGATGCAAATGACTATCCTACAATGGATGCAGTCGAGGCATTGGTCAGGAAACAGAAGCCAGACATACTTATAATAGATCAGCTAGATAAGATGATGGTGAACGGAACCTTTACCAGAGATGATCTAAGATTGAGTGAAGTATATCGCAAGTCTAGATACATAGCTAAGAAGCATAACCTAGCTTTGATTGCAGTGTCTCAGGCTGATGCTACAGCAGATGGCAGAACGTCACTGAGGTTTACTCAGATGGCTAACAGTAAGATAGGCAAGGCAGCAGAAGCTGATTTGATTATAGGTATAGGAAAGGAACAGACAGATAGTGGAGAGGATAACTTTTTGAGATACTTACACATTAGTAAAAACAAACTAGGAGGAAGACATGGAAGAGCTACGGTTCGTATCGAGCCTGAAATTTCTAGGTATGTGGATTAAGATATTATGAAACTTATAAAAGATTTTATAAAAACTAAAAGCAAAAGAAAACATTATAAGTTTCCTAGTGATAATCAACAAATGTCAAAAGCATATAAAATATTTAATAAATTAAAACAAGGTGAATTAAAAGGTAAAAAACTTTCTTTGCAAGAGTTATTATTTATTGATAAAATGGAAGAATTAAATGAAAAATGTAAATCAAATCAACAAAAATATAATCAAGATTACAAGATATTACATTCAGTTTTATTAATGAATAGAGTTCTTTATCAAAAAAATACGAGTGTTAATTTAACTGATATTAAAAAATATGTTGACAGACGTTAAAAAGTATGATATATGGTTGAGTTATCAACTCTGGGAAATACTATAATAATATATATAATATATATAATATAATAATATATAATAATATATAATAATATATAAGGATATAATATAATGTTAGAAGCTACTACACTAGCTATAGGTGCAGCCTTAACGTGCCTAGCTCAGAACATTTACTTTGAATCGCGTGATCAATCTACCATAGGTCAGATAGCTGTAGCAGAGGTCACATTGAATCGTGTTGAAGACCCACGTTGGCCTAACGATATCTGTTCAGTCGTCAAGCAAGGCCCAACATACAAATGGAAAAAGACTTATCCGATAAAGCATCGCTGTGAATTTAGCTGGTATTGCGATGGTAAATCAGATAAGCCAAAGGATAGAATAGCTTGGCTGAAGTCTGTAGATATAGCAAAATTTGTTCATGGAAATTATGGTAATGTCAAAGTCGTAGACGATGCTAAATATTTTCATGCAAAATATGTAGATCCAGGCTGGACAAAGCTAGAGAAAATAGTTACAATCGGTGATCACATATTTTATAGATAGGGGTATACAATGCCAAAGAGAAAGAAGTCTGGAGGACACTACGTATCGAAAGGTCAAAGACGTAATGTCAGCAGACAAACATTAAAAGCAGTTAGAAGAAGTCGTAGTGTTGCTGAACGTATGCTTGATAAACAAACTGCGGAGATGAAGCGATGACAAATTATAGAAAAAGATATATTGCAGCAGGTAAAACATATGCATCAGATGGTGTGTATTATTGGGAGTGCATATCTGAAAAGCCTACAACTAAATTAAAAGCAGAAGGAGAGTTATATAGAGGACTTTGGGGTGATGAATATGTTGAGCTAGAAGTGCGTGAAGTAGATAAAAACTCTGATTATAAAATGTTTGATATGCTTGGCGTAACTTGCGATGAATGAATATGCAATCGTATTAGATCTTGAAGTAGATCTAGGTGGTGATCGAAAAGATCCTTCACCATATAATAAAGATAATAACTTAGTAGCTATTGGTTACACATACAGAAAGATTAATGGTGATCCTACTTGGTGTGCAGATAATCCTGTAAAGATCTTAAATGTAAACACAAGTAACTTCACAGAGTTTAATTATTTTAAACGAGTATTAAAAAATGCAGCATATGTAATCGCACACAATGCTAAGTTTGACGTAGCTTGGTTACGTGAGATTGGTATTGAATGTGATACTAAAGTGATAGATACAATGATCAACGAGTATGTCTTGAACAAAGGTATACGAGACAAACTATCACTAGATGCACTATCAAAAAAGTATAACGTAACTCGTAAAGAAGATCTACTTGGTGACGCATTGAGTAAAGGTTTGAACTACTCAGATATGTCTGAAGAAGATCAGATCTCATATCTATCCCATGATGTAATAGCAACTGCTGAAGTATTTCAAAAGCAAGAAGCTAGATTTAAATTAGATATAAACAAATCTCTGATACCAATACGCGATTTAATGTGTGAGTTCTGTAGCGTACTGACTGACATAGAAAGGTCAGGTATGGCTATAGATCTACAGGTACTAGAGCAAGTTGATATTGAGTATGAGAGAGAACAAGCAGAGTTAAACTCCTATCTCAATAAGAAGGTCAGGGATCTAATGGGTGACTTAGAAGTAAACCTATCTTCACCAGAACAACTCTCACAAGTGATATACTCTTGCAAGTTAGTTGATAAAAATACTTGGAAAGATGAAATGAATATTGGTGTAGATGTTAGAGGTAAGCAACTCCTTAGACCTAACATAGACATCAAATCATTTCGTAACGTCTTAACAAAATGTTTCAAGAGATCACACAAAGTCAGAGCTATAAAGTGTGCATCCTGTTATGGTAAAGGAGAATACTACAAGGTAAAGAAAGACGGTAGTAACTTTAAGAAAGCTACCAAGTGTTCACAGTGTATGGGTAAGGGTGTAGTCTATGAGAACTTACCCGATAGAGGTGGATTAAATATCTCACCAAGAGTATCATTAGCTTCAGCAGGTGGATTTAAAACAGATAAGAACACGTTAACCACACTACTCGATGTTGTTACTGATTTAGAAGCTAAGAATTTTTTAAAGTCAATTATAAGATTATCAGCCATTGAAACATATAGGTCTGCCTTTATTGAAGGTATACGGAAAGGTATTAAATCAGATGCTTTACTTCATGCTAATTTTAATCAGTGCATTACTGCCACTGGTCGTTTAAGTTCTAGTAGTCCTAACCTACAAAACATGCCTAAAGGTAGGCTGTTCCCTGTAAGAAAAGCATTCGTTAGTAGATTTGAAGGAGGTTCACTTGTCGAAATTGATTACTCTCAACTTGAATTTAGGGTTGCAGGAATACTCGCAACTGATGAAACAGTTAAACGAGAAGTCGAGTCTGGCTTTGACGTTCACGCCTACACTGCCCAAGTCCTTACAGAAAATGGAGAGCCTACTGAAAGAGGGCCAGCAAAAGCTTCCACCTTCCGTCCTCTGTATGGGGGAACCCAAGGTACACCTGCTCAAAGAACCTATTTCAAAGAGTTCTTCGGTAAGTATCGAGGTATATTTAAATGGCATGAGCGACTACAAAACGAAGCCATCCAACACAAAGTAGTTACCACTGCTACTGGTAGACAGTTTAGTTTTCCTGATTGTCAGAGAAACTTCTCTGGTCAGGCTACGTTTAAAACTCAGATAGTAAACTATCCTGTTCAGTCAGTAGCCACTGCTGAAATCGTACCACTAGGAGTAATATTATTATTCAACAAACTAAGGGAGATGAATCTCAGAAGTGTAGTGATTAATACAGTACATGATAGTGTATTAATAGATACTCATCCTGATGAGTTAGAGATAGTCAAGTCAGTTGCACCAGGTTGTTTAGTTGATGCACAAGCTGAAGCTAAGAAAAGGTTTGGTTTGTCAGACTATATTCCACTTGAGGTTGAAATGTCTCAAGGAAAAAACTGGATGGAACAAGAAGATTGTGCTTGACAAACGAGTGATTTTATGATATAAAGGTTTCTTTTTTGAAAGGTAAAATAAATGAATGATTTAGCAACGATAGACGTAACAAATGTAGATCAGTTGGCTGCATTATATTCTACAATGGATGAAGGTCCAACACTAGCAAGAGCTAGGATAAATAAAGATAGTTCAGTAGAGATTGGTGAAGAACTAGTAGATGTACCATCACCTTCTATTGCTTTATCTCATCCAGAATACGGAGAAGTGTTTGGTAAGAATACATACTTCAGAGTGTTCCTAGATACTATGCAGACTTCAGTGTTTGATCCAGATCAAGAGAAGTTTACGAACATATCTCAGCACTTCAAGAAGTTCTCTGAGACTGCACTCGATTGGTATGGTGGTGATAAGTGTGGCTGGATACCATCTAAAGAGAAGGAGAAGCTACGAGGTGTGGACCCTGTAGCGTATGCTAATGCAACTAAAGTTAAACTGTATCGTCACATATTTGGTTTGATTAGGATGGATGATCCAGTGATTGCAGGATCTAAGGATAAGGTAAAGATAGAAGATGTACCTTTTCGTATGAAACTAGGACCATCAAACTTCATGGAAGTTAGTAAGGTCATGGGTGGTATGATCAAACAACAGTATATGCCATTGAACTTTGATATGAAAGTATCATTCAAGTTAGAGAAACGAGGCTCTAACAAATGGTTTGTACTGAAGTATCAGCCTATGCTAACCAAGATGCATCCTCTAACTGATGAATCAAGAGAGTATATAACTAGCTTTGTTGATCTAGTTAAGAAAGAGAATGAGCAAGTTGCTACCAAGATGAGAGAAAACTCGTCAAGTATTATTGAAGATGACTTTAGTGACATCATAGATGGTGACTAATATTGCTGAGAAGATTGAAGATTTCCTAGCAAATGATCCAAAAATCCCTGATGATATTATATTCAGGGCTAGTCAAATGTTTAATAATAAGTTGGGGAAGTTCAACTTTAAGAGAAAAGGGGGGGCTAAACTTCCCTCTATGTCTCAGGTAGGTAAACCCTTTTGTCAATTACATGCTGAGAAATTAGGGTGGGAAAAAGTAGCAGAAGTAAATTCTTTTAAAATTAAAATGTTATACGGAGATATGACTGAGGTGATAGCAGTTGCATTGCTACTTGCAGCAGGAATAGAAATCGTAGATTTAAATAAAAGAGTTACTTTAGAGACAGAGCATGGAATAATAAATGGAGAGTTAGATTTAATAATAAAAGATGGTAATTCATATTCTCTCTGGGATATAAAGAGTGCATCTAAGTTTGCTTTTGAAAGAAAATTTGATTCCTATGAAGCACTAAAACACAATGATGACTTCGGTTATTTAGAACAGTTATATGGATATACTAAAGCAGAACGTGAAGAAACACCAGATATAAAAGCAGGGGGATGGATTGCTATAAGTAAAGAAACAGGTGAGATGAAGGTAGTACCTGCTGACCCTGACGATGAAGAAAGTTATACAAGTAAGATCAGTGATACAATAAGTAAGTATGTTGAAGCTGATGAAACAAATTTTAAAAGATGCTTTGAAGACGAACCCGAAACTTTTTATAGAAAGACAACAGGAAATAGGAAGTTACACAAGACTTGTAGTTATTGTAACTTTAGATATTCTTGTTGGCCTAATTTAGTTTATGCGAAAAACCCAAGGTCCAAATCGGCAACGGCGTACAACTACTACACGGTCTTCAAGGATTAAAGTTTCCTCTGCGAAAGCAAAGGGAAGAAGACTTCAACAGTGGGTACGTGACTATCTGCACTCTAATCTAAAAGGTATAGAGAAGGATGATGTCACCTCTACTCCTGGTGGAGTTAATGGTCCTGATATAGGGCTTAGTCCACTAGCAAGAAAACTGTTTCCTTGGACAGTTGAATGTAAATCTAGATCTTCTTTCTCTGTATACGAGGCATTGGAACAGGCTGAAAGAAACTTAATTAAGAATACTAAACCTATTGCTATATTAAAAGGTGATAGAAAACAACCTTTAGCATTACTGTATGCTGAAGATTTATTGGAGATACTAACGTGTTCGATGACAAAAAAGAAAAAGTAATACATCAAGTTACAGTACCAGATAATACATTTGCTATCTTCTGTAACTATGATGAAGAAAATAGAACTATTAGTTTATACGTAGGAGACTTTACATCTGATGAGTTAGCAGACAGTCCTGCCCATGAGATGTTACTAGAAATTGGTGACAGTATTACTATGATGCTTGAAGCTACTATACAGAATGCAGTTGCTAAATCTACTGGTGAGGGTAAAGTAGAATTAAAGCCAATAGAAAAAGTAAAAAATGTAGACGGTAATATAATTTATGCAAACTTTTCAAAGAGGTTACACTAATGACAGAGTATCTAGTTTCTGATATGGTAAATCATCCACCTCATTATAATCAAGGTGATATAGAATGTATTGATGCAATAGAAGCAGCAACAGGATCAAACTTTAAATTTTATCTACAAGGTAACGTAATGAAATATCTTTGGAGGTTTAATTATAAAGAAGAACCAATTAAAGATTTGAAAAAAGCACAATGGTATCTTGAAAGATTAGTAAAAGAAGTTACTCTTGAAGAGTATGAAAAGCATAGAGACTAGAGGATACTTCCAGTGATAGTATTTGTTAGAATAACTGCTGACGTACACAAAGAAGCTTCGTGGCTACCTGCTGATGGAGTTGATGGATTAGAGTCTGAACTAAAAGACTTAATCTCTAATGCAATAAAAGATTGTATTGATGGTATAGATATTAATAAAATAAAGGTTATAATAGATGACATTTAAATCAAACATGAATCCAATGTTCAGATCAAAATTCTCTGAGGATATATTTAACTTAAAGTATGCTCATACAGGTTGTGATACGTGGGAACAGTTATCAAGAGTTCTTGTAGAAGATGTATGCGGTAACTTACGTTCAGGTGAAGAAGCTTTAATGCGTAAAGAAGAACGTAAAGAGCTACAGAAGTATATCACAGATCTCAAGTTCGTACCAGGTGGTAGATATATTTATTATGCAGGACGAGATAGACGCTTCTATAATAACTGTTTCCTATTATCTGCTGAAGAGGATACGCGAGAGGATTGGGCTAACCTAAGTTGGAAAGCAGAATCATGTTTGATGACAGGTGGAGGTATTGGAGTAGACTATTCTATCTATCGTGAGTCAGGTAGATCTCTTGGTGGATCTGGTGGACTAGCATCTGGCCCGATACCCAAAATGCAGATGATTAATTCTATAGGTGCTAATGTAATGCAGGGAGGGTCACGTAGATCAGCCATGTATGCATCACTTAACTGGAAGCACAATGATATACCTAGTTTCTTAACTGCTAAGAACTGGGGTGATATGAATGTTGGTACTACA